TCATATAACTTTAAAAGGCCGTTAAAGCATTTTGTCTACTATCAAACTGTATAGAGTTTAATTTAACAGATTCTGCAAACCTACCGGTTTGATAAGTTAGCGCCGGAGGCGCCATATTCTTACGTATTACTTCTTGTAGTCTAGAAGCTAATAGGCTTTGTAGACTTGCTACTGATTGAAAAGCTCCTGAGGTTGAGCGAAGCTTAGCTAGTTTAATATTACTACTAGTTACACTTGCTCTTGGATTTCTAATTTTATTAGTAGTATTACTAGCTGATATTGTTTTAGATACCTTTACATTTTTTGACTTAACTTTTCCGTATAGTATATATTCTACTGTTCTATCTGCTATTTCTTCTTCAGCTGTTTTTGAAAACTGTAGGGTAGCTAGTATATTCTTTACTTCGTTTAATAAAGTAGTTTCAACTCTTGCAAACTCACCTTGATTTTCTTCTCTATCTTGTATTAATACGATATTGGCACCTACATTTACTAATAGGCCTCTAATATCTTTATTTAAATGTACTATTATTTTTTGCCCATAGCTATGTTTAGATATAAAGTCTTTATAATAGTTATCTAAATCCGTCTGTATTTTTAGTAGTTGTGCTCTGGGATTTTTTGTTAACTTAAACCCACCTACTTTATACTCTGCTGCACTTCTAAATGCTTCATTACCAGCACCTTCTTGTAATAGTCCTTCTACTACTCCTCGTACATTATCTATCTGCATACTTAATGGAGTATTGGCTATATCAGAATATTTATTAGCAGTTTTTATATAGGTATGACCTACGTCGAACCCTTTTGCCCTGACTTTACCTTTTTTGCTTGGTATATACGCATCCTTATTAGTATACTCCACAAGTTTACTGTTTAAGAATCCAGTAAATAGATTTTTTTGTGCAGAAGAATAACTAGCGTATAATATACCTGCTATTTCTCCATCTCTACCGACTATTTTTAATGGGCCACTAGCTAAAATATCAGAGATTTCTTCTGGAGTAACTACTTTACCATCTAAGTTATATATAGTAGAGGTTACAGCTACTAAAGTACGGTATTTATTTACAAACTCTATTACTGCTTTATAAAACTCAGTTTGCCTTTCCTCACTTAAATAATGTAAAGAAACTTTTAAACTATTTAGGTTAAGAGGTACATAGTGTGGTTTTATATCTAAAGATTTTACTACCGCATCTCTACCCGGTAATAATCTATTTAGGATACCACGTAAAAAAGGTATAGTAGCCATTATCTAATAACCCTATACAGGTCTAGAACACGCTTAATATGGTGAGGGAAGTCGGAACTGCGAATATACTCAATACTAACAGAGCCCTGAGTTTTTCTAGGAGAGGCTTCACGTTTCATATAATATTCTAGTAAATCTAGAGCTGCTATGTATAAGTCTCCTGGAAGTACTGAGTATCCAGCTTTATAAGTAATTCTGAAGTAGTTTGGGTAGTCAATATCAGAAGCACCAAAAATTACTAGTCTATCGTTCTGCTTATCAATTAGATAATCAGTATAGTCGGTAAGAGCAGTATATGTTTGACCATTATCTATTGAGTAGGCTACTTCTGATACACTAACTATAGGAAATTCCTCAGTATACAAGTAGTCATCACCACCATTATAGTATTGTATAATATCAGTAAATAGTTCAGTATCTACATCATAATTATCAATAAAATTTCTAGTGCAGTAATTTTTTATTAACTGACTTACATAAGGTATTAGTAGTTCTATTCTCTCATCTTGTTCAGAGCTACTAATACTAGCATATATTTTATAGTCATCAACTGTAATTAGATTTCTCATTTGTTAACCACCTGAATTTTTACGCTTCTATCATCTTCTCTACCCATAGAGGTTATAATAGATACCACAACTATGTATTCTTTTCCAACAGTCCCTCCATCTAACCAAAAAGTAACAGATGTATTGGCATCAGTTAGTGCTGATGATACTACTACTAATTCGGCTGGTTTACTAGAAACTACTGTGGCCGATACGATGGACTCACCACCTACTACTTGTAGATAGTCCGAAATAGCCCCCGGTCTATTATTAGTTTTAGCAGCAAAGTCCATCAAGTAGTCTAGCTTAGCCTCAGGATCTTTCTGTAATTTCTTTATTCCCATTAAATTTCTCCAATTTGGGGTCTAATCGGCGAGTGCCAATTAGACTGATCTTGAGGTATTACTGATAAGTATATCTCTATTGTCTTTATCAATGTATAATGTTCTACCATCAAAAATAAGTGCAGCGTCTCTCTCATCCTTAGTTATTATTAAAAGCCTATTTTCTATTGGTAATAATATATATCTATTATCTTCTGTAGTAGTTATTATTCTACCTTCTTGAATAATACTATTAATCCAAAGTATATGTTGAATAATACTACTATGTAATACATCTGATACAATTAAGTGTACTTGTACATCTAAATTAGCATTAGTAGTATAGTTTGAAACAGATAAGTAATCTGCTAGTAATATGTGTCCTTGGCTTATGCTAAATGTACTACTAAAAGTATTTACTAATAGATTTAATATACTTATAGTTATATCTTGTACTAAAGATACTTGTTCTGCACTGGAACTTACATTTAGACTACTAATTAGTAAGTTATGGGCCTGGTACAGTAGTACTGAGCTTATTGAGTTACCTTGAGCTATACTCTGTAATATTAAAGTATTAGCTTGTATTAAATTTGCAGTAGTAATTAAATTACTATTAATTAAGTTATTAGTTAATAATGTTAATGCTTGACTTAATAGTACATTATCAATTGTTTTCGCACTAGCTAAATTATTAACTGTTAATATATAAGCTTGTGTTAATAACACTGGGCTTATTGAATTACCTTGTGCTATACTTTGCAATATTAAAGTATTAGCTTGAGTTAAATTCGCAGTAGTAATTAAACTACTATTAACTAAGTTATTAGTTAATAATGTTAATGCTTGACTTAATAGTACGTTATCAATTGTTTTAGCATTGGCTAAATTATTAACTGTTAATATATAAGCTTGAGTTAATAATACTGAGCTTATTGAGTTACCTTGGGCTATACTTTGTAATATTAAAGTATTAGCTTGTATTAAATTCGCAGTAGTAATTAAATTACTATTAACTAAGTTATTAGTTAATAATATTAATGCTTGACTTAATAGTACGTTATCAATTGTTTTAGCATTGGCTAAATTATTAACTGTTAGTATATAAGCTTGAGTTAATAATACTGAGCTTATTGAGTTACCTTGGGCTATACTTTGTAATATTAAAGTATTAGCTTGTATTAAACTGGTGGTTGAAATAGCTTGGTAATTTATTAAGTTAGATAAACTTAATGTAAAGTCTACTACTGAGGCTAAAGTATCGAACTGTACCCAAGATACCTGAATATCTATATACTGTGATAGTAATACTTGGCTTATTGAATTACCTTGAGCTAAACTTTGTAATATTAAAGTATTAGCTTGTATTAAATTCGTAGTAGTAATTAAACTACTATTAACTAAATTATTAGTTAATAAGGTTAATGCTTGACTTAGTAGTACATTATCAATTGTTTTAGCACTAGCTAAATTATTAACTGTTAGTATATAAGCTTGTGTTAGTAATACTGGACTTATTGAGTTACCTTGAGCTAAACTTTGTAGTATTAAAGTATTAGCTTGAGTTAGTAAGGTAGTACTTATACTATTAGTACTTTGTAGGTAGTTAATTGTTAGTGTATAAGCCTGAGTTAGTACAACATTGCTAACGGCAGTACCGTTAGCAATTGCTTGTATTATTAAACTATTAGCCTGTGTTAGTACAGTAGTACTTAAACTATTTGTTGATGCTAAATGATTTAGCACAAGTAACAAACCGGAAATAGTTATACTAAGATGATCGGTATAATTAGTATTTGAAACGTTATTAATTGCTAGTATTAATTCCGCATAAGCATCGAATTGTACAAAAGAAACATCTACATTAATAATACGACCTGATGCGAATAATACTAATAGTGACATAGACTTTCCTTAAATACTACTTCTATATAGTGATTACTTTTAAGTATTAACTTAACCTACTTCGCCAGCAGGTGCTAATCCATTGGTGACTAAATAAGTATAAATTGCATAGGACAGATCGTCTCTCCGGGTCAGCCCCGGCGTGGACATTGCATCCAGTATCACGGAGGTGTTTTCAGGTGATATATGAAGTTCCTGACAATCAATCCCCACCCACCCCCCATCTTCCTTGACGTACCCCTTACGCAGGGTGACCATTGCGCTGCCGTCTGCGTTCAGCACCAAGGGCAGCAGCTTGTACGCGATGCGTACCGTATCAGTAAAAATTGGCATAGCTACTCCTTAGACCAATGGGATCATCTCTTGCGAGACAGTTGAGAGGTGGGACTGAAGCAGGATGCAGTCGTAGTTGTCCGTGCCGTCGATAACGCAGTACGAAGCCATACGCTTGCCCTGTGCCGCTGTTCCAGCCTGTAGAAAGTCGGTCGGTGTGAACGGGGACAACACCCTGTTCTTCACGTCGAAGCGGTACATCTGGTTCACCGCAGAAGCCACATAGACGTTCATGTAGAACATGCGGCCCTCGTTATCACAAGGCGAGTACGCACCGCATGTCGCTGCGGTCATTGTCACTCCGCCGTCGATGGTCTGATTGTTGGTCCACGCGCCGGTTGTGCCTCCAGCGATGTCAAGCATGTCAACAAGCCCCGTTGTGCCTCGGAAGAAGTGGCAATGACTGTGGCGTGCATTACGTGCTGCGTCAGGCTGGATACCCCACGACGGTGCCCACATACACCCTGCTGCCATCGCGCTACCTGCGGCTGCGAAGTAGGTAGTGCTCCATACATCAGAGGCGATGTTATTGGTGCCGTTATTGACGAAGGAATCGGTGTAGTTGTAGGTGTACACCGTGGTGGTAGCAGAGGAACGCGCCACAATCAGGTTCGGCAACTCTATGACATACTTCGCGGAAGACGACGGCGTGACAGTCCAGGGAGTGCCTAGCGTGTAAACTGGAGAAGGCCCAGCCGTATGCGATGCAATGATGCGGCGCTGACCGACTGCCGTCGGGGTAACAGCGTCGTACACGATGCGAATCTGGAAGTTGCGGTACTCGTTGGCTGCAACCACAGCGTCACCAAGGGTTGCCTGTCCAGTCAGCGTTCCAGAAGCAGCCGCAGTTGCAGCAAGCGCATGGCGAGTCTCCACCCCGGTGTCGTAAACGAACGTCCCCTGGACCATGCCCTCACCGGGCGTACAGTCATAAGGTGTGTACTGCTCGTCCAGAACCATGAATGCAGTATCCGTCGCCACAGTGCCCGGCAAGTTGGTGTTGGTCTTGTTGGTAAGGAAGTTCGTTGCTAGTTCGAAGCTACGGAAGATCGTAGCCCCGAGAGCGCCAGCGGACAACATGAACAGGCGACCCGCAACGATTTCGTACCGTGCACCAGCGGTAGGTGTGAACGAGAACGCGGATAGAACTTGGATCGTTGGAGTGGTACCGGCAGTATTGCCAGTGATGTACCGCTCTTCAGTCTTTCCTGCTGTGGTGTCAATGATGCGCAGCTTGAACCCGTAGTCACCCGAACCTCCGCGATTTGCCAGCATGTTGATACCAACCGCTGCGGGCAGAATGGGGCCCAGCACAACAGAGGTTGTCGTCGCACCCGCTGCGATGGTCCCGACCAGACCGAAGCTGGGTACGAAAGCGGCTTCTGCACCGACAGCGTAAGTACCACCAAGGGCGGGGGGCACAACGAAGTTCCACGCCTTGGTGACGATGTTGAAGCGGTTGAGAGTCGTAGCGTTGACTAGGTTGTAAACGAACGGGTTTCTGCTAATGCCTGAGCGCATGTCGGACGCGAGAATACCCGCAGCAGCATGGGCGTTAGGCGACGGAGCAACCTGTCTCCACGCCAGCATATCTATAACTTTTTTGAATGTGTTTGCCATTTAGGTAATCCTCGCTCTTACGTTTAAGTTCCATGCCGCGTTGACTTGGGCGCGAACAGGTACATCAGCGTTGAAACCGCCGATGTTGGTTTGGTTGGTCAGGGTGGCGCAGGTAGTGACAGTTCCCACCGTGGTGACAGTCCCCAGCGTTGGCAACGTCTCCACTATCACCGTTCCACGCTGCCGTTGTAGTGACTTATCGTACCCAAGAGGTGATAGGAGCATCTGTAGGATGCGACCCAGTATTCCGTTTCCGTCGCTGTCTTGAACAGGCAGTGTTGGAGTGGGTGCGAGAATCATGACTGGTATGGGGTTGGTAGGCGTAACAAGACTCTCATAGGCAGCACCTCCGATATCTAGCGCCACAACCTGTGTCTTTATACCTGCACGGTCGATATCTCTAACTACATCCCCCGTTCCAGGTAGGGTGGTATTATCCATAGACATTATTGAGCCTCCAATACTATACTTAAGTTATTATAATCCGTTATTGAGTCACACTCAGTCGGGGTTAAGTTGATTTGATAATCCGCGAAGCTCGAACTCAGTGAACTGAACGTGCGGGTCGCGATGGTGGACGGTGTGCCGAAGGAATAGATTACTTGCTTCTTTGGCTTGAAGATTTGCCAGGGGTTTTGCGAGATTGGCGCAATCTCAGCGTCTGATAATGCTCGACTAAATACAAGCACAACCCCAATACCGTTTTGAGTTGTGGTTCCATATACCGGACGTCTCGCCAGATTTAGTCGTCTACCGGAATTGGCTACCGGGTTTGTTGTGTACGCAGAAGAGCTAATAAGTTTTCCGCCACTATAGAATGAGAACTGTGTGCCGTTATAGGTAGCGCATACTCTGTGGGTATATTGGTCGACACCAGTACCAATGTAACTTGAAACGCCAGTTACTCCTGATGTAGCATTTTGAACCACGCATACGTTGTTGGGATAGTAAAACTGATCTGTGCCTAAGCCAAACCCATACATATTGCCTTCGTCACCACTACACAATACTAAATCTATTGTGTAGTTGGCTATTGCAGTATCACCTGTAGGAATAGTTTCAGCAAAAACAGTCCAATTGCCGATGATACTGTCTGCTGGTGTTGGTCGCGCAAGTGTTTGTCCAGTAGTGTAGAAACCAATGCCCCCTTGTGGGGTGCCTACTGACCTCATCGGCCGTGTAGTTGGCGTTGATGTGCCTGCAAATGTCTGTTTTGTAATCAGTTCTATATGCTTTCCACCAGCATAAACTATTGCCGCTGCCAAAGACTTAGTTAGAGGATTGCCCCAATCAACCTCAACCGCTCCCTGCGGCTGCTTAGTCCATCTACGCGGTAGGAAAAGCCCGCCTGATATTCCACCGGGTTGTTTCAGCGTAGCAACCAGCGTACTGCCTGCTGACGACTTGGCCCGGATCGTGATTACCTGACCTGATGATGTGGCTGGGTCTGTGACCGCGCTTAGTGCCAATTCACATGGATCGTATGCGGTGCTGGTTGTGATGTAATCCGGCGCATCACTGGCGGTTTCCTCGTCCAGCATAGCATAGAGGTCTGAGCCAATGGATGGCGTCCATGCTCCTGCAGAAAGGTCTGCTGTCGGGCGACCATAACGAAGGCTCAGTGTCGTCCAGGTGCCGCTTACCTCAACGACGTTGCTGTATGTCGTGCCGTCGTAAATGACCGCTGCGCTGTCGTACTCTGTGGCGGGATCAAGCCCGGACGCATCGAGGTATTGACCCGATCCTGTCCATACGGCATTCCCCGCCCACGATGCTGCTGCACCGGTTGAATCCTGCCCCGCTACGATCTGTGCGTTTGACGGTGTGCCGGTGCCTGCTGGGTACGTGACGGCGAATAATGTCTGGACAGTGATGCCGGACGAGAACGAGTAAATGACTTGCTTCTTTGGCTTGAAGATTTGCCAGGGGTTGCGTGTGATTTCTTTTGCGAAACTGTCAGGTAATAAGCTGTCCCAGATGGCGGCGAGGGAAATATCACACGCCCCACCCTGCCCATAGGCTGGGCGATAGTCATTAAGTGAAAACCGCGCTGCACTTATGTCGGGTACCCCCGTTCCGGCAGTACTGCCGACGTATCTACCATCACGGTAGAAATATGCGGTATTTGCTGTGGCTGTGGTGGCAACAAGCAATGTTGTCCAAACATTTAGCGGTAGTGCTTCTCCAGAAGGAAGGTTATTGCCGTTATGGGTGCCCCAGTTAGTGCCTGCTTGAGTCCAAATACGGAAGGAATCCACCCCCGCCACAAAAATATAGGCTGTCGTTCTTGGACGCACCCGTACCAGTATGCTGGCCTTACCAGACACAGCAGCAATATTCCCGGTTGTGCTGTAGCTGCTCGAACCACTTGCGAATACTGCAGACTTATCACTACCTGCCACGCCGATTGTCGGAGTTCCGGTAACGCTTAACGGGTATCGCCCGTCAACATCCGATAAACGGCCCTCGTTAAACGCAAATACATCACGCGGGCGGACAAACCCGAGTGGTGCAGGATCAACCTCAACCACTCCCTGCGGTTGCTTAGTCCATCTACTTGGTAAAATAATAGAAGCCATATTTATGTACTCGCAGTTAATCGACCACCACTACTGGTGATATTGCTTACACCGAGCGAGGTGAGAACGGGGAATGATGACCCGAATGAATAAATTACTTGTTTCTTTGGCTTGAAGATTTGCCAGGGGTTTTGGAGAAGCTCATTGCGTTCCGAATCCCCTAGTGCGCGATTGAACATAGCGAAACCAAGTAGCCCTGACGATCTTGAGGTTCCAGCTAGGTAGCCATTATGTGATGCCGCCCAGTCTCCACCGGCTGTATTGAGGCTAACGACGGACTGCTGCCCGCTATCTAGGTAGATCGAAAGTGTGTCCTTCGCCCAATCAACAACCACAATACACACGCGCTGAACCCGTGTTGGTAGGCCATTGAGATTACCTGTGGTCACGCTGCCGAACTTATCACCAGTATTAGCTTTGACGCCGTTGTTGCCAAGGAACAGCTGCAATCCTAGTGCAGCTGAAGTGTAGGTGTTAAGGTTGACCACTGAACTCTCATTGACAGGATGGAAAACCGCCAAAATCGAAACGGAGCCTTTAACCCCAGGAATCGCAACATTTTTGACTGTATTGTAGCCACCCGCCAGTGTAACGTTAGACGACCACTGATAGCGCATGGATAGGCCATGTTTACCGTACTCTTTAATGAGATCAGTGGGATAGATAAACGGGGTGTACTTATCCACCGTTACATCGTAAAAACCAAGATCTTTGGCATAGCCTGCTCCCATCACACTGTCGAGATAGGCAGGCGCGATGCTGGTAATGCCCTGCGGTTGACGTTTCCATCTGGACGGTAAGATTATCGCAGCCATGATTATTATGCCGAGTTAGCAGAAATATTAGCTTGATAAACGTTGCCAGAGGTCAACGCAACGCCTAGGTCGTTCTTTGCCACCAACTTCATGTAACGCGCAGTTGGCAAGCCACTGAGCGAGAAGAACTTACGATGAAGAGCCGTGGCATTCATAGGTAATACACCAAGGAAGTGCAGATCAGCTTCTTCCGTCGACACATTGCTGCTTTCAGGGCCGGAGCCAAAATTGGTGTTGTCCAAACTAAATTTGGCAAACAATACCAGCTGCTTATTACCAGAGGGAGCGGAGCCAGGAGTTGCCTCTACCTCGAAAGTAACGTCGATAGGAATCGCTGCACCGAGGTCAATGGCTGAAGATGTTATATAAGTAGCGCTTTGCAGCGTGCCAAGATTAAGAATAGAACTACTACGAGTTCCTTGTGCCAGAGTGGTTGTGGTCATATTTTAGCCTCTAGTTGCTTGAGCAATCTGCTCAATGGTTACATTACCAAGTCCAGCTTGTTCGGCACGCGAAATCAACGTATCAGCCAGACTCAGGATCGTCAGTTTGTTAGTTTCGGTGAAATCCGGGATCAAGTCTTCTGCGACTAGACCATCCAGCACTTGCTCGAACTTGCCTAGAATCATCGGGTTGGCGAGGTCGAAGATCGGGAAGACTTCCAGCGCGCGCTTGGCAGCAACACATGCAGGCTGAATGCTGGACTCAATAGCGATGAGCAGGTCAACCAGCATTAAGTATTGGCGGATATCATGAGCAGCTACTTTGCCTTTAGCTGGAATATCTTTACGATTTAGAATTGCTGCTGCAATACCATCCGAGCCAGCAGCAATATGTGGTGCAAGTTCAGAAGCTAACGGGCCGGTGTTGATTTCTTCAATTAATGTAGTCATAAAATTCCTTATAATAAATTAAGTAGGATCACTAGTTTCACATTTGAAAGTAGGGATTGTTACAGTACCACCAGATGTAAGAGCCTGAGAAGTACAAGTAGTGACTAGCAGTACATTAGTACCATCACAAATAGCAACGTGTGTGGCAGTTCCACTTGCATCAATAGTTACTGCAGATTTTTGAGCTACAGTAATTTTACGACCATTAGTATCACCATTAGCTTTAGTAAAATCACCACCTGCCATAGTAACATCTGCTAGTGCAAAAGTTGTTACTGCCTCTGTACGAGTAGTTGGTTGTGCTGAGCATACTGTCATAATAGTACCAGTAGCAATTTTGTCTAGAAGTCCGTCTAGTACTGCGGTTGGATGTAAATATTTAGCCATTAGCTGATTCTCCTAAAACTGTTATAGACATATCTATTGGGTTAATTGTACTATCTGTTACAATTCGTTCAGTTAGGCCTACTTGACCTGAAAGGTCCTTCGCCCAGCCGTTTTGGCACCAAGCTGCTCCAACTACATCAGAAACTGTTAGTCTATCACCAGCTTCTGCATAAAATCCATGGCTACTTAGTTTAGCTTCTAAAATTTCTACTTTCATTAATTCTCTTCCTTATATACCATAGTCTTAGCGCGAGCTAGATCTGTATAGTAAGCTAACTTGCAATGTTCTGGTTCCCAGAATATCACATTATTAATAATCTGCTCTATAGGCCAATTTTGTCTAAATGCTCTACCACTAATGGATTCATTAGCATCACCATTAAATAGTACTACATTTAATAATTGGCTAACAGCATCAAAAGTTCTAACATAGTAATTAGGTCTTAGTATTATCTGCATTTTTAGGTACCTCTTGTACTTTTCCTTCAAAAATTATAGGGGGTAACCACTTAGGGTTCTTTTTTTCAATAGGCACAAATTCTTTATGAATATCTTTTTCCCTCCAGGTAACGTGGTACCATCTACCTGTCCTTAGAAGCTCCCCTAATTGTACTAAAATCCAGGCTGCCCACTGTATTATAATACCAATTATCTTTATTGGTATTAGTAAAGAGCGTATTATTGGTTTAGTATTAATATACTTATGTAGTTTACTATTTTTTGTATACTGTATAGAAAGTGAATCTGCTATTTCAGCTCTAAATCTACTCCAAGCAGTTAAATGGCAGTTACTTTTACTCATAGCGGTAGGTGACCTGAAGCGAGTACGCCTGCTAAGAACATTAATATTGCTGTTAGTAGCTTTTCTAGTACACCCTCGCCAATTTTTCTTTTACTAGCTTTTTGGGCTTTTTCTTCTTCAATTTTCTTTGAAGCAAAATCACAATACCCCCCTAAAGCTGTTCTAGTTTTTACAAACTCTACAGTTTTATCTATAGAAGTTGTTTTCTGTATTTGATCTTCAGTCCATTTATGGTGGGCGTCATGTCTATCAGAGTGTCCGTTTAGTACTATATGTTTTATTTTTGCTTCATCGGACAATACTTTATCTAGTTTATGAGAAATATTATCCATACTTCTCATAAGTAACATAAGTACGATACGCTGACCAGAATCTTCAATAGTACCAAGTGCTTCTAACATGTCTTTCCTTAGATCAGCATCTTCATTATCTACCATATGTTATCCTTATTAACTTGTTATTTTACTATGTAATACACGTATTACATAGTAAAATAGGGGCCGAAGCCCCTATCTATATAATTACCTAAAGATTAGGCAGTCCAACGGAATGTAGAAACACCATTACCTTCAACAGAAGAGATTTGCTGGAATCCAACACGTTGAGAAGCAACAATTAGACGTTGTTGATTTTCGACAGAGTAATCAGACTCAATACGTAGACCTTTATAACGACCAACTAGATAGTTATTTTGGTTAACTACTACAGCGCCAATCTTAGTAGCTGCCTTAGCTTCGAACTCACCACTTAGAACAACTGGGGTGTTAGCAATAGTACCTACTTGACCAGTTAGTAAAGTAGCTTTCATACCAACTTTGTCCATAGTCTGGAATAGTGTGTCATCTAGTAGATCGTAGTAAACATCATTAGAAACAATGTAAACTAATTCAGAAGGAACTAGACCGCGAGTACCTAAAGCACGACGCATATCTAACATCTTTTGTACAGTAGCTTTAGCTAAACCAGCACCACCAGCGATGATTTCGCCACCAGCTGCATAAGTAACAATACCCTTAATTGGATCAGCACCAGCACCAGCACCACGTAGTAGAGCTAGATCCCAGGCTTTTGCAGTTCTGCGAACAATAGCATCACGAATTAGAGGTAGTAGAGGAATTAGACTATCGTCTTCTTCTTCAGTACCTAGAAATTCCTTGGTTGCTAGTTTATAAGCATTCATAGTAATTTCTTTTAGTTTGTGTGCTTGAGCAGTACCACTAGATGTTGCAGCTTTAAAGTTAGCTTCAACTACCCAGTTAGCGTATCCTGCTTCAGGATTAACTGGAAGCATCATAACTGGATTAACCATCTGAATCTGTTTACTAAAGATAGGATCAATAGTTAGAGAACGACGAATTTCATCCTGCATTGTATTGGAAACATCAATTTCCCATGTTGCACTAGGAACGTGAGTAGAAATACCAGCATTATACTTTTGTACAATATTGCGGAAAAGTGAAGTTTCTTCAACTCTCTTATTTGTGGCTTTGGCTAGTAGAACAGCCATTTCTTTTTCAGCATAAGTGATCTTCTCACCAGTTGCTTTTTCATCAAATTGCATCTTGCTCTTTTGTAGAGCTTCGATTTCGGTTGCTTTTTCTGCTAGAGCGGCACGTAGGTCATCTAGAGCTTTTAGATTTGTTGCACCTGCAGTTTCTGCGTCTTTAACGCGCTTTTCTGCATCAGCTAGAAGCTTTTCTGCTCCGGACTGGCCAACTTCAATACCTTTTGTTACAGCTGCACTGGTAGCTTCTGCAATCATCTTCTGTAGTTCTTCTTTATCCATAAATTCTTCTTCCTTTGGTTTTTCTTCTGGGAGTTCCTGATTATCTTGCTCTTTAGCAATTTCTTCTAGGTTTTCCTCTGGTGGGTTAAATGATTTTTTAAACTCTAAGTAATCAGCTTCACTATCAAAGCCTTTAGAGACTGAGAATAGACTATCCTGATTTGCTGGAACAGAAACTACACTAACTTCCAGTAGTTCTAGATCTTTAATTACAAAAATATCTGTAGTACTATCGTAATCTGCATCCTTAACTTGGAATCCTATACTAAAAGCTTTTAGGACCCCTTCTTTAATTAGCTGGTAAATTTCTTCGGCAGCTGTGCTGATTCTAGCGGTGATCTTTAAACCTCTTTCGTCAACGGATAAGGATTCTGCTACACCAATTGGTCTAGAGTGGTTATGATACGCTAGGATAATTGGATTTTGCTTGTAGTTGTTTAAGCCACCTTTGGTCCAAGCTTCCATTGCTACAACATCACCAACTCTATCTTTTGTAGTAGTATTGGCATAGCCAACAATACGTAATTCGCCTGTTACTTCATCTATACTTTCAGAAGATTTCTCTATAGAGAAATCGGAGATAAGCTCAAATTTCTTATTTAGCTGCATCTTTTGCGGGGGCTCCTCCACCCGGTTCACCTGCCGCACTACCTGCAATATTTGCGGGTACACGTAGGTCATCATGCCCCGGTTTGGGGACGTATCTTAAAGTTTCTCTAGCTTCATTAGGACTAATGATGCCACCATTTACAAGAGTACTATGGTACATAGCCTCATCTTTCAAATCTGGCTGTATAGCGGAAACTTTTGAAGCTTCTGGCTCTAGGTCATAACCAAAGAATCTTTCAAAACCAGCATTTACCATTCTAACAAGTGGTAAAATTGTCTCCATATAAAAGAGTCTGAGATTTGGGGTAATGTTTGCATTATTACCACTAGATATTAATACTTCTGGAACTCCTAAAGCTACTAGAATTTCTAAGTCTTTAGAAGTTATTGAATCTTTGAAATCTAACTCGCGAAAGTTTACATCCGTAATTTTATCTAAGTCTAGTCCACCATCTAAAATTAGGGGTCTTTTGCCACCCTTAGTTGGAGAGTACTGTGCTTGCCAAGACTCAATCATACGAGCTTTTATTTTATCTCCAAGTACATTAGGAGATTTAATAACTAAACCAGGTACGGCTCCATTTTTAAAGAAGTTACCTTGGAAAGCTGTCATATCACTGCGTACTTTCAAAGTATCAGCAGTTGATTTAAGTCTAGAAGTTCCCATGTATATGGAAGTACTAGAATTATCTGATATGTGCAATACTTCACTAGGTTTAAAGTCTATAATGCCATTATACTTGTAGCCCTTTACATAAATTAAAGGATCTGTTAAGATTTCCATCTGAGATGCTGGTAGATTGTAGAGATATACACCATCATAGTATATAAATGCATTACCAGTTAATACTAAATCAATATAGATAAGTCTACGAAATTTATTAGTATCAATATATGGATTAGGCTGAAAATTAAGTAGGTTTTCTACTTTAGCTTTTCTAGTACCAATTGTGGGGGTTACTAAACCATTTATCTTTTCTTTTACATCTACATCAAAACTAGATGCTCCATTAACAATCATATCTACAGCACGTCTAACAGTAGTTAGGGCGTCATACGCTTGTTCAAAGGTGATAGTATTATCTGCATAAATACTATCACCTTCATTCCTAGCGATCTCGGCCTGTGCTGGGTTTAACTTCTCAATAATCCAAGACTTAATACTCATACTTCAAACCTATTTCCTTTACTTAAATTCTCACTAGCGGGTAGATGTTGAAGATTGAATTCACAATGAAGTCCACATACTAATTTACCTTGTAATGGAACTATGTGGTCTACGTGATAACCAGTAGGGCAAGTTCGATAAATTTCTTTTATAGCTATCAGATTTGCCCAATTTGGGGTAGCTTGTAATTTTGTAGCTCTACGTTTTGCAGATTTATACGCGTCTTTATCAAGATTATTTAATCTACATCTTTTTGCTATTAATTTGGACTCCATTGGGTGCCTAGCTCTCCAAGAGTATGTTAACTTAAGGTGTCTTTCTTTATTTAAATTATAATATTCTTTTCTTGAGCTATTATAGCAATCTTTACATTGGCTAAAAATAATAGATTTGTCATTAGTATAGTAATAATCTATTGTTTTTGGTATATTACAATCTACACATACATAGTATCCAGTCAAGGATTCAAATAACCTTTTTAACCCAGTACCTTTATATTCATCAAAAAGCTCATTAAAGTACTTAGATCTTATTCTATATAATATATTACTAGGATCCTTGAATCCTGCTAAAGTAAAATATTCTGCACTCATATTTAATAATATGAGTTTTATAAACTCTGATGCTACTAACTTAGTCTTTCTATGTACTAATAAATTTTTATCCATATTTAATATAAATAGAATACTTGATACTAGTTCATCTATATTCATTTCGTCTCCTTTTTAGACAATGTTTGGTGAGCTATCTAGTGAAAAAGGCACTAGAAAGGCTGGCCGGCCCTTTCGCTCAGTTTTAATCTTTATGTAACTTACCGTATTGAATCTTGACCCAGTTAGCTTGTTTTGTAGCTGTATGAAGGGCTGGTTTGCTGCCATAAATAGTGTGTAGCTTTACATGATGCTCGTTACATAAGGTAACGGCATCTTCATATAATTCTTTCTCGTGCTCCGCTATAAAGGTATCGCGATGGAATATAACGTCATCAACATCGTCAATTGAAACACCTGTAGTAACCTTCCACTTCTCCCATAGTAGGGTAAGTGATGAATAGTGGTGAAACTCTAAGTTTTCAGTAGTATCGCAGATTGCACAACAAGTACCTTTAGGATACCTTGCTTTAGCTTTATCTCTTAAATACTTAACTTCATCCCGTTTTAATTCGGACTTTTTACCAGTATTTGCTGCCACTATTAAACTGCTCCTGAAAATCTTTTACTCTAAACATAATAGGGCTATTATCCCATAAGTATAAAATAAATTCAAATCAATTTTCCTACCATCAGAAATTTCCTACGTTTGATCTGTAACTATACAAGGCATAACGCAAAGCATCTGCCATATGGGAGTACTTGTCATGTACTGGTTTCTCAGTAATTAATGTTTCCTTTGGATCCCAACGGAACTGATCTAGTGCAGCTAGAAGGTGCACACATTTGGGGTCAACAATTAATTTTCCTTGTTCAACAATCATCTGAACATATGCAATCCCGTCCAGCACGGACTTAGTTGCATTAATTGTAGAAATATCGTGGTTTACAGCCCAATCGTAGCGAGTTTGTTGTGCAGCAGAATCAATGAAGATCATCTGCACGTCATACTTATCTTCTAGAGTTTTGCACTCTACCGCGTACTGATCTGTAGTCATATTTGCTTGTTGGAATTCGTCTAGCGCGTAGAAGGTTTGAGAATCATAGTCATACCCCAAAACGAGCATGGCGGTAGGATCTTTGAAACCGATATCAAGTCCCATAATTCTTTCAAGATGTTCCCATCTGTCCACCGGCATGATACACTTATGGTCAAACTTAAAGATCTGTCCTTCGAACACACTAAAGCTAGCTTCAAACTCTTGCGAAAATCTGCTAGCTGGCATAGTAGCGCGGGCTTCATTAATATCCTCTTCACTCGCCCGAGGATTCTCTCGGTAGTCGGCATGGATACTAACCCATTTAGCGAATGCAGGTATAGAGTTAAACCCGTAATGCCAATAAGTAGAAAACCAATTATTTCTACCGCGCGGCGTACTTATAAAAATAGCTTTTGAATTCGGCTTATCTAGTGTTGGGCGCAATGCTATCTCGAAGGCTTCTTGTCCTTCGCTAGTAAGAGCAGCCTCATCAAAAATGATTAATGAATATGATCGGCCAACTACTGAATCTATCTGTGATACTGACCCCATCCTAATTGTAGACCCATTACTTAATTCTAGTATTCTATCTTTGGCATTATCTCTAGTTAATTCTATTTTATGATGATTTAATAGCTTACGTTGCTCCTCGAATGAGATAGAAGATAGAGCATAGTTTGGTGAAACTATTAATACATGAGTATCAGGTACTAGAGTAAGTAGGTGACCTACTATGTTTGCTATTAGCGTTTTACCTACGCGGCGACTAACGGCAGCTACTACGAAACGATACTTAGGGTTATTTAGTGCGTTAACTATTGCAATTTGGGGTCCATTAAGTTCTATTCCAAGTAAGTTAAGGTACTTATTAACTGGAAGCTTTATAAACCTATTTTCTATGGGGAATTCAGAGAATTCTGTACTACTTACATCACTACGACTAATTTTTAACATACTTTAAACCTATTATTCTTACTAAGATTATCCTTAGCCGGTAGATGTTGGAGATTGAATTCGCAGTGGAGCCCACAAACTAGTTCACCTTGTAATGGTACTATATGATCTACGTGATAACCTTCAGGACATGTTTTATATATCTGTTTTATCTTTTCTTGGTCTATCCAGCTTGGAGTAGCCTGTAATTTAGAAGCTCTGTAGTGTGCATTTCTAGCATAAAAATCTGACTTGTTTAGTTGGAAGTATTCTTTTGACCATTCTTGTATACGCTCCTTGCTACTTTCCTTATATTCTTTTCTACAGCTTTTACATTGATATTCTAATCCTCCACTTCTAGACTTGGAAATACTAAAGTTACTATGATCTAGCACTGAATTACACGTAAAACATTTTCTCTTCTCTACTATTATTAAAAAATATGTCAGCCATGTTTTACCAGACTTATCTTTCATTACTTCTGGGTAACGTTCCCTCATAGATCTACCAAAAGCACTATCATTACAATAGCCACAGTATTTGGCTAAGTCTATAGAAGTCTGTACTTCCATGGACTTAGTAATAAACTGTTTCCAGGTTATATTCTCTGTACGCTTACGAAACTTAGGTAAAAACACTTCGCCCACACCAAATCGTTTAACTAACACATCATAAATTTCATTAACTAAATTTTCCACACTGTCTCCTTTAAGACTTTTATTGGTAGGGCTATCCTAGTGTAAAGGCACTAGGAAAGAGCTGCAGGCTCGGTTCACCCATTAACAAGTAGGTTCTAGCGATTTATACGTCTAGGACCAATAATTTTATATACTCTAGCAATTTACTGGGATAAAAGCTGACCTAGTAAAGCACCATAATTACCTTCGCCATACGGCGAGCCACCGGTATTAATTTGCACATTCGTTTGTTTCTTGATATTACCTTCTCTAACCTTTTCAATATCAGTCATGGCTTTTATCTCATCCATACGCATTTTATGCTGCATCATTAACAATTCAGAAATATCCTTTGTTGATGCTAAGCCGGTTTCCATCATCTCGCTAAGCTTATCTTCAATAATCTTATCCATCACCTCCGCTAATCGGTCGCGATTACGGTACCCAGCACTAAGGTAAACATGGTCTAGGTAGTTCTTGACTTCTGATTTTCTAAGGTATTGTGAGACTTGCGTGGGATGTATGTCCAGCTCTCTAGCAGTAGCATTTATATCTTGCGTCTGTAGGTATACATTCAATATCTCTAGAGCTTCGGGAGATATAGGGACCAACTCATTAGGTTTGGACATATAGGGAAGTTTGATAAATTTTCATAATGGCTAAGTCTAACATACAGATAGAAGAAAATCAATCTAATTTTATAGGTTTGGTAGATTGAGGCAGTGGGTGGGTGGTTAAGAAAATTAAGGACAATTTGGACGATTTGGGGTAATCTGCAAAGATTTGGACGATTTGGGGTAATTTTAGCGCTTAATTGGTTAGTCCTTGGTGATTTATAAAGTTTTACGCGGGGACTGGCCTGTGAGCATTAGAAAAGTCGAAGTCTAATAACCGCCCCCGTACCTGGCATGCTTCTTGCATGGTCGAAAATATTTTTTAACCAAACGAAAAATAAACTTGCATTCTTTTGATTTTTCTATATAATAACTACATCGACAACTTACTAAGGAAATGAAATGCAAATCGTTCAGACCATCTACTGTTCTAACCACGCTGAAGCTATGACGCTAAGGCTTTATGTTCAGGGCAAGATCAGCAAGCTGCAGGCTTGTATCATCCTGCGTCAATTGACTGGCGATGATCTCAACTCCACTGTCAAGCTTCTGCACTTGGCGCAAGATAATGGCTTCTTCGATCACAATGGTAGCATGATCAAAGAGTAAATAAAGCCAGCGAAAGCTGGCTTTTAACAGCAGCATAAAAGGATATTTGTATCCTTTTATCTTAAATGTGCGCCAATTATACTCCAGCCAGCTAGAGGCTGTCAAGCAATTTATTCGTAAATATTTTTGACCCAATAAAAAATAAGCTTGCATTGTTTTGCTTCTTCTGTATAATGAATTCATCGAACAACGCAACGCAGGAAATGAAATGAAAGAATATAAATTCACAATCCAAGCAGGTAAATATATTGAAGAGGTTACAGTTTCGGCTACTAGCAAGAAGCGTGCCAAGATTAAAGTTATCGGTATGTTTGGCTTTGGTGTTAAGTTTATCTAACTAAGGAATTGAATCATGTTCACAATACTAGAGATTATAAGGATTGACCCTAAAGAATCGGGGAAAGCTTATATTGGTTGTCCTGATATGGCTTATAAATTGGCTCATACAATATTAGCTTATATGCCTGATTATTATGTCTTAACGGTTGGTGGAGTTGTTAATTGTAAACCTGAACGCTCAGATAAAGAAACTAAATTCGTAGAAAATGCTCTTAATCTGGCTTATGCAATTCTTGATAATAATGAGGGTAATTAAAATGGCTCGCGGATTAATGGTTGTGGTTATTGCTCTATCCTCTGGCAACTATAAGGTAGAGTTTTCTACCTTTAATGAAATTCAATCTAATGAAGTTTATTCAGAAGAAGATTTGTTTAGACTCTGCGATCTTTATGACGTTGAAGTATTTATTAATGAGGAATAAAAATGGAATACGGTTATCCAGATAAAGAAGATATAGTATGGATGATGAAGTTTGAGGTTGTATTAATAACTATATTAGTTATATATTATATCTTCTTTAATTAAAAGTTGGCACTATTCTTGACTACCAAGAATCGTGCCAGAAAAAAGCCTTTAGAATCAGGCACTTAGAAAAAAGAAAAAGCCCTTTAGAATCAAGGACTTAGCGCCGCGAAGCGTACCCGAGCGCAGCGAGGAATGGTACTAAAAGATTTTTATGGGTACATAAAAATCTTTTATGTAGTTCGCGCCGATTTTACCACAAAAATTGTGGAGCTGTCAAGCAATTTATTCGTAAATATTTTTGACCAAGGCGAAAAATACGCTTGCATTGTTTTGCTGTTACTGTAGAATGAACACATCGAACAACTACTAAGGAAATGAAATGAAACGCTCTGATGGATATTACTGGAATCTGGAAAATGCTCAAGGTAAAGACTTTGTATGGTCAAGCAGTAATTTTGAGCAAGGCATTTCTACACGTCAACAGTTGGCAAAGTTTAATAAAACTCGGCCTTGCAATGTTAAGCTTATTGATGTTATAATTGCTGTTCTGAAATCAATCTTTTAAGGAAAATAAAATGACCAAACTTGAAAAAATGAT